CCAAATAACTTGGTCAGATGTCATTGGCATTTCAGCACCAACCATACGTAAGAATCCAGATAACGTACGGTTTCCGTAACGCTCTACTTCTTGTTCGTAAATTTCAGGTAAATACTGCTGAGCAAATGTGTCAGTAGATTCTGCATTAAATGCACCACCAGATGTATCGTTAAATTTTAGGTAATTGCTATTCAACAACTCTTGAGTTGCAGAAGGTACAATTTTACCAAATTGAGGAGTTAAACTCATGATAAATAATTTTTTTAGTTAAATTTTTTTGTTTTAATTTTAAGCTTTGTAGAATCAGCACCAGAAATAGCTCTAACTTTAAATCCATTTAAATAAACATCACCTTGACTAGATCTAGCTTTTACATCTGTCAAGTTTTTAGATTTATTTACAACTTCTTTTACAGCATCTGCTTTTCCTTGCTCATAAAAATGAGCTGCTATTTTATCTACATTGTTTGCAGCGTACATTGCTTTGTGATAACCCTTTTGATCATTAACAGAACCGTCTTCATTTAGGAACTTCCCTATGATGTTGTTAATGTTTGATTGAGTCTCAGCAACTTTTTCAGGGTTTTGAACGTTATACTTGTAAATCTTTTCGCCAAATTTGATATCGAAACCTTCGAAGTCATTATTAAAAAGATTTTTAGTTTGCTCTTTAAACTTTGAATGTTGTTGCTGTATAGCTTCTTGCTGCTTGTTATATCTATTGAAAAAGTCCATAGCTTTTTGAGCTTCAGGGTTTACATTTGATCTCAACTTGATTTCATCGTAATATTTTGCCTTTGTCTCTTCTAAAAAGCTTCTGGCTTTTGCAACTTCTTCTTTAAATGCAAGTTTTTTCTTGCGTATATCTTTTTCCTCATCTAGATCTTCATCATAATCAAAGTCTTCTAAAAGTAAATCAACATCAGAGTTATCTAAATAAGGTTTATTTTTTTTGTAATATTCTTTTAAAAGAGTTTTATCGTCTACGTTAGAATAATCTGCGTTTAATCTAACATAGTCTTCAACACTTCCACCAGTTTCTTCCATAAAGTTAACAAGCTTTTCAATGTTTTCAGGTAGTTGTCTACCTAAAACTTTTTCATCTCTTAAAGCTTCTTTTACTTCAGCTTCAACTTGTTTAACTTCTTCTTGTTCTACTTCTTTGATCGGAGAAAACCCTTCAGTAGTCTCGTTGGACTCTTGTACAGGTTCTCCCACCTCTGCGCTATCTCCGGATGGTTTTTCCACATGTATTTCCTTTGTTTCTCCGACTTGAACGGCATCTTCTTTTTCTTTAGAAATTACTACTTTTTTTACATCTGGCTCTAGATCAATTAAAGGTTCTTTTAAGTTTACTTTAACTGGTTCTTTAGGTGTTTCAGTTAGTTTTTTTGGTTTAGTTTTTTTACCTTTTAAACTAAACTCACCTTCCTGCTTAACAGGTTCATTTGTTTTTACTTCTGACATAATATAATATAATTTAATAGTTGTTTTTTACTTTTACATAAAAGCGCTTAAACCAGCGTCTGGTTGGTTTTCAAAGTCTATAGGTAAGCCATCATTTTTTCTTTGGCTTATCATTTCACTTTGCTGTGAACCCTCCATTTTTATACGCTGATCTTTTCTATCTTCTTTAATTTGATCTTTCTGCATTGAAGCTTGTGATTCAGCTTGTTTTAACTGAAGATCATAATTAAATTGTTGTTGCATTTCTAATTGTTTTAGTTGAGATGCAACTTCCATTTTTTGTATTTCCATTTGAGTTCTAGCTTGTTCATATTGAACTTTAGAACCACTAATAGCTTCTTGTTTTTGCACTTCAGCCATAGCTGTTTTTTCAGCTGTTTCAGCTTGAGCAGCGGCTTGTGCTTGAATATTAGCCTGCTGATTAGCTTGATCTTGCGCCATTTTTCTTTTACGCTTAATCTTTAGCATTTGATTTGCTAGTTTAAGATTTTTTATTTGTCTTAAATCAATAGCGTCTTCTAAGTCAATACCACCTTGTGCTAATGCAGCTTGTATGTTTTGCTCTAATTGAGCTTGCTCTTCTTCATCTGGTTCTAATTCTAAGAATATACCAAAGTCATATAAATTTAAATCAATAACTTGCTCTAAAGTTTTAACATTAAACGTTGATATAGAGTTTTTAAGTGACTCTGCAGTTAATGGAAAACTTAAAGCATCAGCTATTTTTAATGAAACATTTTCAGCTAACTTCAATGTTATATATAAACTACTTTGCTTTATATGTCTAGTAGCTACATTTGATGCGTTTGCTGCTAATTTTTGTAAACCAACAAGGGTTGATTTATCAGGGGTACTGCCATCTCTAGCTTCATTAAGACCCGTTACGTCACGGATCATTTGCAAGTAATAATTATAAGTTTGTATTAAAGAGTTTATTTTATTACCACCACTTGAGCTTGTTAACTGTTGTATTGGAACTTTACCAGCATTCATCTCGCCATCTTGAGTGTAAGATCTACCTATAATACTACCAGTTTGAAAATACATGTTCAATGCTTCTGCTGGGTTATAATTAGTACCATTACCTAAATCAACTTCAGCTAAACCGTCCATATCAAGATAAACACCATCTGGAACCATTTTAGATAAAACTTGTTGAAGCTTAAGATGTGTTAACTGTATCATATCAGCAAAACCTATACACTTGCTAACAATTGATTCAATTCTACCTTTGTATATTCTTGGAGCACAAATAGCATAATTCATTGCTACCTTAGTGGTGTCAGCATAAGGTCTAGACATGTTTTCAGCTAGCTCCCATTTCAACATAGTATCTGTACCTAAAACTTTAGCGCCATTATATAAAACCTCTATTGATCTTGAAACTCTTTCAAAGTTGTCATTTTCTGGTGGATTAAATGTATCTGGCTTTTCAATAGCCTTCATTAATCCTTGGTCAGTTTGTTTTATTTTAAATACTTGATTGTGATATGTTTTGTAATCAAAATAAAGAACTTGAACAGTATTTTCATCATAATTACCCCAACCAGTTATATACTGTCTGTTACCGGGCATTTTTTGTATACGCTCTAATTCTTTTTTAGATATATTTGGAAACTCTTTTTTAAGCTCAGGTATTGTTATTGATTTTATTTCACCAACATAATATATATCTTCAAAGTTTGGATCTTCTGTATATGAATAAACCATATAAGCAGGATCAACATAATCAACAGTTATACCTTCAGCAGTATTAAAACTAGTTTTAGCTGCAGCAATACCAATAGTGGTTAAGTCCATGTTTATTCTACGTCTTGTCAAATCGTATTTGTTTTGAGCAAAAACAGTAGATAAAGCTTCTTCTTCAGCTATTTCAACTGACTGTTTGTAGCTAAGCTGCATATGAAGTTCTAGTTCTTCTTTATCTTCAGGTACTAAACTAGGATCTGGAGACTCATATAAATTAATACCAAGAGTTGTCTTCAACATGTCTAAGTATGATTTGGCAGTCATATCATTGTAAAGCTTGCTAGCATACTCAGTTCTTTTCTTTACTGAGTTTGGATCTTGAGAATAAGCTTTAATATCATAAGACTTTTGAGACATACCATTAACAACTATGTCTACAAACTTAGATAAAATAGGTACTGGTTTCCAGTCTAAATTAAGATAAGACAAATCGCCGTTTATAGATAATTCATCTTTATATTTTTGTATTGACTGCTCGCCTCTAGCATACAGTCTTAATTGGTGAAAATTATTCCAATTAGTCAAGTATTTATTACCATTGCTTCTACCTCTATCAAACCACTCTAGTTCTATAGCTTGAGCGACTTGATTGCCATATTCAATACTAGCTTTCTCAGCGTCACTAACTACTTGGCTAGGAAAAGCACTATTGGTATTAGTATATATACTCATTTATTTTATTATTTTTGATGTATATCCCCTGTTGTCATAAGTTTTAATACCTAAATTTACAGGTTGTCTTTTTATTGGATTAAAAGGTGTATACCTATGTTTGTTACAAGCCATTAAAGCTAAACCAGAACTAATAGACGCATCATGAGATGTTCTATTGTTTATATTAAATTTAGCCCAGTCTTCTAGTGTTCTTTGAAAATACATATCGCCATAACCAGTCTCTAATAAACCAACATATGTCTCAATGTAAGATTCTATGGCTGCAGCATGAGCTTGTTTTATGTCTTCGCTTGAGTTAGGTATTCCACCTATCTCTCTTTCTGTTACAGATAATTTATTATATTTTCTATCAGGCCTGTTCATTGAAAAACCTCTGTAACCACGCTTTTTAAAATAATATAACAAACGAGGTTTATTATTTTCTGCTAGTATTGGCATTCCATAAAACGCACAAGCCATTAAAACATCTTCAAAAAATATTTCAGCTGTTTGTGGTCTAGCTATATATTCTAAGAAAAAATGATTTGGTGGTGCATCTTCCATGCTAAACTTAGTTAACCCATGTAAAGATCCATTAGAACCTCTTTTGTCAACTGTTCCTGATATGTCATATGGATCACATCCAAAAGCCCCTATATGCTCATTACCAGGATATTTTATTCCATTTTTCAGCATTATATTATTTTGCAAATGAAACGGAGGCACCCAAGATACCAAAAATCTACCACTATTATTTGGGGTAAAAATTACTCTAGTGTCTTGTTGACCGTTTTCCCATTGAAAACTACCTTGCGTAACATTTATAGAGTTACGCATGTCTTCATTGAAATCTATTTGCTCATATATTTTAGTAAGATTAAACAAAGATTCTTTTGTTTCATCTCTAAATGCGTGCTTTTCAGTACGTGGAAACTGTCTATAAAACTCATTTAAAGCATCTTGATCTTGCTTTAGTCCTTCTACTTCGTTATCCCAGTATTCTATTACACCTATTTTTATTTTTTCACCTTGCGGACCTTCAATGGGTTTTTCCGGTGTATTGAATACAGGTAAGCCATGAGAATCAATGTATCCTTCGTAGTTCCATTCCATAGGTATGAACAAAGAATATAATCCGCTGCGAGTCTGTCCGTTGGCGTTTCTTTGAGTAACGTCTGAGTCATCATAAAGTTTTTTAAAGTTTTTACCGCCTTTATCATGTGCATTTGAAGTTGAACCCATCATGCACTTACCAATAATTTTACTACCTAATCTTAAACAAGTTCTTGTTACTCGCCAGTTGTTTAATATATTATTTGGTTTTTCCCACTTACCACTTTCGTCGTGAACTAATAATCTTAGTTTTTCACCGTCATAACTATTGTCTCCAGTGTTTTTCCAGTCGATGGTAGTATCAAGTCCCGATATGTCTTGTAGCTTTTCATTTGTTTCCAACTTTCGTCGCGTATACTTTGTAGCGGGTACACGATATGCAAGCTCTGTTTTTGGCCTGTCCATACCGTCTTGAATTGGCTTAAAGAAAAAAGGGTAGTTGACCGATATTGGTACAACTTTGTCGGTAAACATTTTTTTAGCGTCAGGTCCTGACTTTGACAATATACCGAATCTAGAATCTGTTGATATCGTAGCCTGGTTAACTGCTTCTCCAGAAGCCATGAATGAAAATCCACTACGTCTGTTTTTAAGATAGCATATGCCGTAGCATCTGTCGTCTGCTTTGCAAGCTTCCCAGAAAATGTAGAAAAGTCTGTTTGACTCCCTAAAGTCTGGTTTCCCAACATCAATCTTTGACCACTGCAAGTACATATAGTGAGAACCAGTAATGTAAGTAGCCAGATTCTTATTATAGAACCAAAACCCTTGTTCTCTTCTATTAAATTCTTCATCTATATAATTATACCATTTTTCTTTAAAATCCAAAGGATATTCTTCCCAGTCAAATACAGACTTTATTTTAGAAAGTTCTTTTGGATATTCTATATGAGTCCACTTTTTATTTTCAAACTTATGTATGTTTTTAGCTTTTGGTAGTGCTATTTTTAGGTTTTGTATTTCATATATTTCACCTATTTCACCAGTTTTGCTAATAACTATAATATCGTAATCTTCGTTATAACCATACTTCCATTTTTTAGCTTTGTTATTTTTAGCTATAGTATGTGGTTGTATATGATCGTCGAGAACTTTATATAGAGTTTGCTCGTACATTATTTAGACCTTCCTTCAGCAAAACCTTTAAAAGTTTTCTCTTGTTTAACTTCTTTAGGTTTATCGTTTAACAAATCTTGCTCGTGTTCTATTCTAGTTAATATTTCAAAAGCATCGAATATTGCTAGCTTTTTTGTAGCAGCCGCGTTCTTAAGTCTATCAGCAGAAATATCATCATCTGAGTCAACTATAGGTTCTTTAGCTACTTTAATTAGCTCATCAACCGCTTTTCGCCCAGCTTGGATTATATTTTTCTTCGTCTCCTTTACGTTCATACTTAATTACAATATCATTAGATTTCATACAATAAAGACGTTCACCGTCAACTAAAAACTCCCACTCGCTGTTAGGTGTAAACCCTACGACATCTCCAGGAGTTATTTTAAGATCTTCTAACGACTTATTGCCATATTTTAATATACCAGCAAGGCTTCTTTCTTTTTGAAGCGTTAAATCGTTATTATCTTTAATAGGTTGGATAAAGCATCTTTCACCTACAGTATGCCAAC